CCCGGTGGATTAGTTGAGCATTCACTCAGGGTCCTCATGAATGCTAGAACCTTAACGAAAGCGTTCGGGTGGCAGATCAATAAAGAATCACTAATCATCGCGTGTTTGTTCCACGATCTCGGTAAAGTTGGCGACATCAATAACGATTACTATGTTGCCGCAGAAGAATGGCGTCAACAGAAACTTGGCGAGACATACACCTACAACAAAGACATTCAGTACATGTCAGTCCCACATCGTGGTGTGTTTCTCTGTCAACACTTTGGTCTCCAGTTGAAGATGGATGAGATCTTGGCAATCACGTTGAACGACGGATGGGTAGTTGAAGAAAATAAGCCTTATTGTCTTAAGGAACCATTACTAGCACATGTTGTTATGACTGCAGATTACATTTCCTGCATGCAAGAAAAAGGCGCATTCCCTTGATGACTCATGGTATCGTGCTTGACACGATGTTCTTCGCCGCGGAGACGCTCGCCGCACTTGGGATTGCTGCGATCGTAATCGTAGAGATTCTTTTGTGGAAGAATAAAAGTAGAAAGTAAGGTATCCGATAGTCTAGACGTATACTTATACTTGTGAGTAAAGTACTACTTGCGAGGTATATTAGGTTGGTCATGGAGACTAGGAACGCTCGCGTTCCGACGCAACTTCTTGACCCTGAGGGATCTGAGGAAGAAGGCAAAGATGAAGTCGAAGATGTCAATGAATTTTCAGGAGTCGGAGCAGTCGCTGGTTACACAGCACCCCTCGGCATGTCCCCGGACGATCTTGGCCGTAAAAAAGGCCGTACACGTCGTAAGAAGTGAAGCCGTAGCAAAGTAAAGTTTACGTTTAATCGCTTAGAATGAATGAATTCTGGGCGATTGAACATTTAGGACTCATGAGTTAAGATAGATCATCTGCACTTTTGCAGTGTTTTGTCAACGTGGGAATAGGAAAAGGAAATCGGAAATCATGGCAATTGATCTTGACGCAATCAGGAAGAGGATGGCGGAACTCTCTGGTAACAAGAGGACCTCATCGGTTCAACTTTGGAAGCCGGGTCCCGGTGAGTACAAGGTGCGTTGTCTTCCTTGGAAGAATTCTGCAGAAGGACAACCATTTCAAGAGAGGTGGTTTTATTACATCGGCACCAATTCTGGAGTTTTGACTCCGAAGCAATTTGGAAAGCCTGATCCCATCGACGATCTGATTCGAAAGCTTTTCAATTCAGGAAAGCCCGATGAAAGAGTGCTCGCGAAAAAGCTTCTGCCAAAGATGAGGGCATACACCCCCGTGATTGTCAGAGGACAAGAAGACAAAGGCGTGATGGTTTGGTCGTTCGGAAAGCTCGTTTATCAACGCTTGCTTGGATTCTTTGTTGACGAGGATTACGGAGATATTCTTGATCCGAAGGACGGGTTTGATCTCAAGGTCACCGTGTCACAGCAGCCCGGAAAGCAATTTCAGGATACAGTCGTAGACTGTAAGGGGCGTTCCAGTATTCTGCACGCTGATCCCAAGGTTATCGAAACCTGGTTGAACGCAGTTCCAAACATTGACGACATGTATCGCCTGAAAGGCAAAGAAGAGATCGAACAGATCCTCAACACTTGGCTCAACAGTGGAACGACTGATGATACCAGTCGTGATGAGGGAACTTCTCGAGGAGCTGCTGCACCCCTAGATGCATTAGATGCACTCGTAAATGAGGTCACCAAGATGCCTACGTTAGTTGTCGATGAAAGTTCTGCACAGTCGGCTGCAAAGAAATCTGTCGCAAAGAAACCAAAAGTCGATGATGTCGATGATGCGACACCCGTAACAAAGAAGCAGACACTTGATGAAGCGTTTGCTGATTTGACAAACGACGACTGATCGACACAATTAAGGTTGGGTACGGCAATCGCAGCGTAAGTTGCTGCCGTACCCAACTTTTTTAAAGTTCACAAAATTAAGAAAAAGAGGTCAAATGGCACGAGTTAAGAAGAATTCATCAGAAGAGACTGCCGTCAACAAAGTCGAAGACAATGGCATTGATGAATTGACGAAAACATTAATTAAGGACCTCAACCGCGAATTCGGTTCTCGAGTAGCATACAATCTCAGCGAAGATGAGGCACCCACAACGGTGAAGAGGTGGATTGATTCCGGATCAATTCAACTGAACTACGCGATTCGAAACATGCTCGGCGGAGGATATCCTGAAGGTCGAGTGATCGAGATTTCTGGAATGCCTTCGACCGGAAAGTCGCACCTTGCGTACCACGCGGCGTCAGTTGTCCAGGCAATGGGCGGGTTAGTCGTGTATGTTGATACTGAAAATGCAACGCCTATCGATAAACTCAAACACATGGGTATCAACGTCGCAAAAAGATTCGTGTACTGTGACACACACTGTACCGAAGAAGTGTTCTCGATCATTGAGTCTACAGTTCTCAAAGCAAAGACAATCATTGCGAAAGGCGTTCCGATCCTTGTAATTTGGGACTCCGTTGCAGCCACGTCGCCTAAGGCTGAACTCGATGGTGAATATGACCAGAACACTGTTGGTCTTCAGGCCCGTGTTGTCAGCAAAGGCATGCGCAAAATCACGGGCGTGATTGGACAGAACAATGTGACGTTGCTCTGTATTAATCAGTTACGTACTGCCATTGGCGTTACGCATGGTGATCCTTTTATCACGCCGGGCGGGAAAGCGATTCCTTTCCATTCGACGATTCAGATTAGGCTTACTGGCGGTACGCAGATCAAAGGAAAAGACGGGTCTGTCATCGGAATTCACGTTAACGTTAGCATAAAGAAGAACAAAGTCGCGCCTCCACACAAGAAGTTCGAGATGAACATCGTCTTTGGCAAGGGCATCGAAGAGCACGAGTACATCTTTGACAAGTGTCGTTCTTACTGTGATGATAACAAAATACTCATCGATCACAAGGACGTGAAAGGAAATGCAACGAAACTTGAAGCGAAGCTTGTTGGGACGAGTGGTTGGAAAGAACTGGTTGTGAACGATTCTGAAACGGGTGAGGTCATCATCACGAAGAAATTCCACAAGCCTGAGTTTTTTGAGATCATGAACGATGAAGCTTATAAGCCTTTCGTGTCAGCGATCATTGACGCAGCATATACGTCGAAAAATAACACAGATGCCGTCGACGAAGATTCAACAGATTCAACGGGAAGCGACGAGGATTTAAGTGATGAGTGATGATACTGATTATTTCACACCTATTTTAGCTGTCAAGTTCAATGGACCTGCGGCGCCGATGTATCTGACCGCTGGTGCAGCTGGTTGTGATATCTTTTCTGCAGAAGATACGTGGGTTGGGATAGAACCTCGCGTTGTCTCAACGGGCCTAATTCTTGACATTCCACATGGATTTGAGGCTCAAGTAAGGTCGCGTTCTGGCCTCGCAATGAATCATGGCGTCTTCGTACTAAACAGTCCAGGAACGATCGACTCTGATTATCGTGGCGAAGTGAAGGTAATCCTTGCTAACGTTAGCAAAGAACCGTTTATCATAAAGAAAGGCGATAGGATTGCCCAACTTGTATTTTCACGGGTTATTCAGGCGACATTCGTGAGTTCACAAGAACTGTCACAGACAGAAAGAGGCGACGGAGGGTTTGGGAGCACAGGAATCTGACGTCAGATAGTTGCGTCAGAATTCGAATCTGAAACCGTGTTGGGCTTGTTCAAGAGTTCCATCGCTTTACGTTCGTTTTCTTTCTCTTTTTCTCGTTCTTTATCCTTGACGGCCCAACCGGTCTTTCCATCTTTTGTGACCTTCTCGTACTCTTTTTCTTTTACGTCAATGGTGAAACCAAAGTCAATCAATACGATTCTATCACCACCGACAACGCCCCAATGATTCAGTTTCATGACGTCACCACGCTCAAGTCCCGCGCCGTTGACTATTTTCAATACTGCTGTGGTGAATGCACGACCCTTTGGACTCAATTTGACGTCATCTAGTTCGACATCTTTACCGATGATCGAATGAAACATCTGCCAACTTACGCCGGCGAAGCTTTTAAACTTGTCAACAGTGACCTGATCTACGTCTTCGATTTTCGCCATATCAACGATGATCCATTTGAAATCCGGATCGTATGCATGAACTTTTGTGACAACGTCTATGACGTCTGTTTTTGGTGCTGTCTTGGTGATCAACGTTTCTGCTTCGTTTTGACCAACCCCAGCGTTGTTCTTTGCGATCTTGATGACCTTTGATCCGCTGAAAATGAATGCCCGGCGAGACGATCCCATTTGTTTGCCTCCTCCGAGTTCTTCGAGATACATTGAAGCATACTCAATCATTTCTTGATACGAGCTTAATTTTTTGAATTGTTCGACCTTGAATTTTCCCTTTACACCTTTCTTCGTGCGAATCTTTTCGACGAGCACGGTGACGTATTCTTTCAACAGGTCGGATTCTTTTGACATGCCTTAAATAGTGTCATGACCTAACTTGTTAGATGTGTCGATTTTTACCGACGTATGATACCATGGTTGGTAAGCAACATATGAATACACAAAAACCCATCCTGATCGTGGACGCCATGAATCTTTTTGTGAGGAGTTATTGTGCATATCCTACGATGTCGAGCAAAGGTTATCAGATGGGCGGGTGCATCGGATTTCTCAAGACGCTACGTAGGATTGTCAACGAACAAGCACCGTCAGTTGTTTACATTGCGTGGGAAGGAGGTGGATCGAACAAAAGGCGAGCGTTGTATGCTGATTACAAGATGAACCGTCGACCTGAAAAACTGAATCGTTTTTATGAAGATGATATTCCTGACTCTGACGACAACAAAAAACATCAAATAATTGCGTTGTTGTCAATGTTAAAATGTGCACCGGTATGTCAGATATACGTCTCTGATTGTGAAGGAGATGACGTGATCGCTTATCTTTGTCGTAATACGTTCAGAAATGTCGATAAGATCATAGTGTCATCTGACAAGGACATGTTTCAACTCTTAGACGATAAGACAAAGGTTTATAGCTTACACAAGAAAAAGTACGTGACGCCCGAAGACGTCACAAATGAATTTAGAGTGAAGCCACACAATTTTGCACTGGCAAAAGCATTGTGTGGTGATGGATCTGATAACATTCCGGGTGTTAAGGGTGTTGGTTTCAAAACTGTTTCGCGTGTGTTACCATTTTTGGGATCTGATCAGGAACTTCTCTTACAGGAAGTTTTTGATTATTGTCACACTCACGCAAACGAATCAGTGATCTACCGTCGAATCATTGAGAACGAAGACGATGTGAAAAGGAATTGGAAATTAGTATTCCTTGACGGAGGTATGTTGTCTCAGAACCAAGCATCAAAGGTGGATCACACAATTAGTACATTCCGTCCTTCTATCGATAGAATGCGAATGATCAAAACCCTCGTAAAGGAGGGAATCAATGACTTTGACGTAGAAGATTTTTTCTACGCCTTTATTGGCATTGACGGATTGACAACGGAGACACATAATGAGTGATGACAAGCTTGTGACAAAGGCATCGTTCGGACAATATGGGCGTTCATTTCAGGAAAAAATCGTTCAAGCGCTTTTGGTCGACGTTGCGTTTGCCGAGCAAATGCTCGAGGTATTTGACGTTCAATATCTCGAACTGAAGTACCTTCAGTTTCTCGCAGACAAATATTTTTCTTATGCCAAAAAGTACAAAGTCTTTCCGACGCTTCAACTACTCATCACGATCATTAGGGATGATCTCAAGGTTGGAACTGACATCGCGCTTCGTGATCAGATCATCGATTATCTGCAAAGAATGCGTGTGAATCCTGATCCAGGCGATCTACAATATGTGAAAGAGAAGTCGCTCGACTTCTGCAGGAAACAGGCCCTCAAACATGCGTTAGAGGATGCCGTCGATCAGATGCAGGCCGAGAGGTACGAATCGATCGTCGACGGTATCAAGAAAGCTGTGATGGTGGGCACAGCTCCAGCGTTAGGCCACGATTTCTTTCAGGATTACGAGGCAAGGTTCACACGTCTTCAACGGGCGTGCGTTGGCACGGGAATTGACGAACTCGATAAGAAGGAGATCTTAAACGGTGGGTTGGGAGCCGGTGAGATCGGCGTCATCGTCGCACCTACTGGTGTCGGAAAGTCTCACTTTCTCGTAATGCTCGGATCGAATGCCCTTAGACAAGGTATCGATGT